CATCGACGGGCTCAGCCTGGCGAACCTGGCGAAATGGGCGGGTGTCGAGCAAACAAAGCCTCATCGCGCCATGTCCGACGTCCTGTGCGTGCAGAAGGTGTACCTCGCCCTGATGGCGAAATACGCCACGCTCTAGTTCGAGATCTCAGCCCAGACTGACTGGGGCCGATGTAACGTCGGCGTGGCCCTCTCGGATCACCAGGTACTGGTTTTCGGAATCATAGATTCCTGCAACCAACACCTGGCGAGCCGGTGACCTAGAACGAAGTGAGATCAGATTTCAACCTTTGCATCGGTAACCTTCCGATGGACGGCGTAACGCTGTCGTGGCACATCGGCCTTGCAGTTTCGGGATCATAGATCCCTGCATGCAAGGCCATGCCTGTTCAGGAAAAGGTCGTGCTTGTGCTATTCACCCGCGGAGGAAAGATACAACTCGAGCTCCTCAGCACTGGGCAGAAACGAAGATAGGTTGATTGAGTTTTGCACTGAAAGAAGTGGCTGGCGTAACGTCAGCGACGTACAATGACGGACAGCGGCAGACCGTTCCTGTGGGGCTCACAGGACCGGGCTAGCGCAGAAGACTCGCTCTCTGACAATTTAGCACTTCAAGCGAAGTGGTCGGCGTAACGCCGACGTCAGCACTGAGCCCTCAAAGCAGGGCTCGAGCTCTCGCCAGTCTGATGAAGTCCTGGAGTGGACATCCCAGAAGGAAGTAGTTGTCTTTTTGATCGACGCAGATTTAGCGCACAGGTAGTGCGGTCGGCGTAACGCCGACGATGAACACCACCCTCGTTGCTGTCGCAAAGCCTCCGCAACGAAGGGTTCCCGAGCAGCGACCAGGTCTGCAGCTCACACAACGAAGTAATCTGCTTAGCACTTCAAGCGAAGTGGCCGACGTAACGTCGGCATACGCACTGAGCCCTCAAAGCAGGGCTCGATCGTACCAGCCCAAATTTGTAGGAAGTTCAGAGATGTACTTAACGAAGTAAGCAGTTTGGTTCAGCACTCAGCGAAGTGGTTGCTGCAACAGCAACGTCGCGCTCTCGCCTCAAAGCAGGCGTGGCCGGCGGCGAGTCCCAACCAGGGGTCTGGCGCCGGCGGAGCTCTGATCAACGGAAACGAAGTGAACCAAGTTGGTGTTTTTCAGTTCAGCATAGTGACGATGGCTGCTGTAACAGCAGCGTTGAATCCTCGCCTCAAAGCAGGCGAGACAGCAGTTCCGACGGCCGCCGCGGAGAACTTCAGAACAAAGTGAACTGATTCAGTGATCTAGCACTCATACTGAGTGGCTGCTGTAACAGCAGCGTCGACTACTCGGCCTCAAAGCAGGCCGGGCCCTGGTTGAGCTCGAACTCAACCCTCGAACTTCAGACCAGATCTGAAGGGCGCGCAACGAAGTAGGTCACTGATAAAAGTTGACATCAGTAACGGTGCGTACGATACTAACGCATGACGATAGGTATATACGCGATCACGCACAGTGCGAGCGGCAAGAAGTACTACGGACAGTCTGCCCACATAGAAAAACGGTGGGCCACACATCGGCATGGGTTGTCTCAGCGGAAACACCCGAACGCCCATCTACAACGAGCGTGGTTGAAGTACGGTGAGGCTGCGTTCACGTTCGAAATAGTCGTGATTTGCGACCTAGCTGAATTGAACGCGATCGAAGAACAGTTATTAGCCGACCACGTCGGGCCACGCTGTTACAACATCGCCCTGAGCCCAACGGCGCCTATGCGCGGACGCAAACACACTGCGAAAACACGCACAAAAATGGCCTGTGCTCACCGTACGCGAAAGCCCGAGATCCGACGACAACAGACCGAAGCGTTGATCCGATGGAATAAGTCGGCGGAAGGTCGCGCGCTACGGGCGGCCCTGTCTCGAGGGCGGAAGCCTACCAAAACAACGATTGAAAAAATACGCCGTGCACACACTGGGCGTAGACGCTCCGCCCAGGCGCGTGCGAATATCGCAGCCGGCTGTAAAAAACGCGGCCCTGTTTCACAGGCAACGAAAGACAAGAAGAATGCGGCGCTACGTGGAAAAAAACGATCCAAACGCGCCGTGAAAAACCTACAGCAAGGTGCCGCTACGCGATGGGCTGATCCAGCCTATCGAAAAAAACAAGCAGAAGCTGTTCGGCTGTCTTGGATCAAACGACGACAGCGATCTCGCGACACGTCATTGGTAAAATCGTAGATCACCCGTGGCGATCTTCATCGCCAGCCAACCAAAGAGCTGTGCGTGCAAGCAGTCGTCAGGAAGCTGGGGTGAGTGACGCCACACCTTCTTTCCTGACGACGTCACTTCCTCGAACACGTTCAAGATGTCCTGGATGGGTTGCGTCATCAACCCGTACTGCGGGTAGATGGCCGCTTCGCGCTTCAGGTACATCATGTAGTTGTCGATCAGCGTAGTGCGGTCAGCGAGGTATCGGTCAACCCCGTTCCACGCGAGCGCCTTGCTGAACGAGCCGTACTGCACGGGAAAGACGCGGTGCATACCGAGCTTCTCGCGCAGCATGGAGTTGGGGAGGGAGCCTTCACCCGCATCACCGACGATGTACGCGATGTTGAAGTTCTGGCAGACGCGGATGACGTCCTCGACGTCCACCACTGCGTTGTTGCCTGGATAGATGCGGTAGTACAGCGTCTTGAGCTTCTGGTGCGCGGGCATGAAGCCCCAGATCCACAGCACGGTGCGCGAGATGCCCGTCGTACCGCCACCGGACCAGTCGACGCCTGCGACGCAAGTCGAGACGCCGTCCATGTGCGCCGTGCCGAGCCGAGGTTCGGGGAAGATGTCCGACCCCACGCAGAGCCGCTGTAGCTCCTCGAGCGAGATGAGACGCCGTCCGATAGCGTCAGAGACCCCAAGCACCTCGTTCCGGAACTTGGCGGGGGAGTACATCTCGCGGTCACGCAGGATGTCGTCCCACCGAGACTGAGCGGCTGCCTGTGCCTCGACGCTGTGCGCGTTACAGATGGCGATGTTGGCGGGCATGATCGGCTGAGGGATGTGAAAGCCTTTGACGAGGCGCTCACCGTGGGTGGGTAGGCGCATATCGACCCAAACACCAGTCCGTGGATTCAAACCCGCGCCACACGACAAACAGATGGGCCCGTGAAGACCTAGAGACGCTTCAGTGACGACGAAGTTGAACTTCGAACAGCTTGGACACTTCATCACCCACTCGCTCTGGGTCGACTTGTCCCAGAGGTACTGGATCGAAGCCTCCATCGTCTTGGGCGTGCCGGCGTACGTCTCGAAACGGTAGTCGGAGTTCTTCAGACAAGCGTTCACGACAGGGACCACCGCGTCGTACTGCATGTCCTGGAACTCATCATACAACACGCGATCCGCAGAGAATCCACGCGCCCGGTCCGCGTCCTCGCATGCGTACGTGAACGCATTCTCGGATCCGTTGGTATAAGACCTGTGCAGCACCCGGTCCGCGTGTTCGGGCGACTGGAAGTGCTTCTTGACCAGTGGCGAGTACGACAGCGTCTTGCCAAGACGCGTATTCGAAAAGATCAGTGTTTGCTCTTTCGTCGGAGAGAGGTAGTACTCCTTGAAGAAGGGGATCGACACGCTCTCCGTAATGATGAAGTTGGCCAGCGACGTCGACTTGGCCACCTGGCGACCACACATCATCAAAGTCGATTTGTACCGGCCGTTGTAGATCGCCCGATACATCGGGTAATCACGAAGAGAGAATGGTTCGCCATCGAGCCAAAGCAACTTCTGCGCAACGTCAGATAGCATCATCGGATTTTGCGTAGCCATCAACAACACCACCAGAGAGAAACCAATGACTGAAGCCAAGACAACGACTGCAGCCGAGACCTACTGGGACAAGTACTCGATCCCTCGGGTCAGTCTGACAGAAGCGCTCTGGCAAATCGAGCTTTCGTTGACCGCGAACCAGACACGCGGCGTGTTCTGCCTCATCTCCGAAGCAGGTGAAGGCAAGAGCCAGGGCGTGCACGGGATCGCGCGCAAGCACGGTCGTCGTGTTGTCGACGTGCGTACGGCTCAGCTGACGCACATCGGTGCCGGCGTGCCGCAGCGCGCAGACGAGCAAGGGCACTTCAAGATCGCGGTGCCTGATGACTTCCCCCGCCCGGGCGAGAAGGCCATCATGTTCTTCGACGAGTTCAACCAGGGTCAGCCACATGCCATCGCGCTGGTCTTCAAGATGCTCGAGGATCGCGGGATGTACGGCTACAAGCTGCCGGACGACTGCTTGGTCGTCATCGGCATGAACCCCGGCAACCAAGCCTACAGCGTCACCAAGATCGAAGGCAATCCGGCCATCAACCGCCGTGTGAAGAAGTTGTACGTCTACAATGAGTACAACAGCTGGAAGAAGCACGCGATGACGGATGACTTCCACCACAGCGACGGCCTGAAAAAGCCGTGTCATCCGTGGGTGATCAAGTTCTTGAACACCACCCCGCAGATGCTTTACACGGTAAAGGACCGTGACGGCAACAAACAGTTCGCCTGCCCCGCTACGTGGCAGACCGCGTCTCTGGATCTCTACAACCTGGAAGAGGTGAAGTGTTCGCCCAGCGACGACAAGTTCCTGAACCGGCTGGCGTCGTCCATCAACACGGTGAATGCCGCACAGCTCGTTGAGTTCATCAAGAACAACGAAGTGCGCATCGCGCCAGACGAGATCCTGCTGAAGTACAAGAAGACCAGCAAACTCCGTGAGCGTGTGCTGCAGCTCCGCAGTGAACCGGGCGGTGACTACCCTCGTCTGGTGGAAACTCTGGCGCTGTTCATCTTCGGTGACAAACCAGACCCGGACAAGGTCTCTGATCAGCTGGCGCTCTTCTGGCACGACATGCCAGAGGAACTAGGTCAAGCGTTCTACCAGCAGCTCGGGGCTGCTGCCAAAGACGGCACCGGCGGTACGACCAAGGAGAACGTGACCTACATGACCAAGATGACCGTGGCGCTGCAGACGAGTCCGCTGTGGGATGAGATCAACACGCGGATCAACAGCGCCCATGACAGCTTTGAGCGTGGGCTCAAGGGACAAGCCGCTTCGCGTGATCCTATGAAGTAGCCGCCACACATGTAGCCAGTTCGGTTCGCCGGGCTGCCACGTACGCACCGATCTGTTCGTAGCGGGCGAGTTGCACTCCAAGGGCGGACTCCGTGTCCACCTTGGGGTGCTCCTCGCCTGCGATCTTTTTCATCTCAACACCCAGTTTGCGCCCCTCGGGTGAGAGGATGCGCTCGAGATGTTCCGCGGCGAAGGACATCAACGGCGGGGTGTACACCAACCCCTCGTGCGCCAGACAGGCTGCCACGAAAGCTGCGACCTCGTCATCGAACTCAGGCACCGTCTCGGTGTCGAGCTGGAACAGCAGTTGCGCCTCGAAGAGCGCCGCAGCGATGTGCTCTGGGAGCGGCTGTGGGACGAGCTCAGTGTGCGCAGCCTGGTCGTTGAACGCCAAACAGGTGTGCCCGAAGACGCGGATGTCCCAGTAGAACTGCGGGTTCACCTGCAGCGTCAACGCGGCCATCAGCTTGTCGCGGTTCATCACCGGCGCGTCCAACAGCATCCACAGCGAGTCCGGCTCATACGACGCCACGGTTGGCCCGTAGAATGCGCGCGCAGCAACGTAGAGCAGGAGCGCCGGGGACCCTGGATCCAGGAGTACCTTGCGCGCCTTCTCTACCGACATGCTCTCGAGGGCTCGCAGCTTCTCGCGGAGCTCATCGAACGTCGCGAGTTTTTCAAGCACGGAGTTGCGCTCGCAGAATGACCTTCAGGTCAAGCGGCAGGGTGTCAACGATCATAGCCAACTTGGAGTTGTCCATCTTGCCACCGGGGCAGAGTTCATCACTGAGCTCGCGCCCACCGAGGTCTTCCCAGAAGGTCGCCGGCAACGCGGCCAGCTTGCTGAGCGGCACCATGGTGCCATTCAGGTCGACCATCTCCGACGCCACCTTGCGGGTGTTGAACACGGTCTGCAGCGGGTCCGGGAGCTTGCGGTCGTAGTGCTTGTCGAGGCCAGCCTGCTCATCGAGCTCAGCGATGGCCGATGCCAGCTTCAGGAGGCCGGGGCGGTCACGGGACTCCGCGGGGAGCCCCTTCAGACCCTCGGCCAGGGCTTCGTAGGCGGCCTTGTAGAGGTGCTTCTCGACCGGCAGCGCTTCGGCTCGAGCCGACAGCCAGTCGCGCACCTGTGCCGTGCTGGAGACCACGAAACCTGCCAGCTTGAGCACTTCGGGGTGCAGGTTCACCTTGAAATGGTCGGCCTTCTTGACCAGGTTCCCGCAGACCGTGGCGCGGTTCTCCAAGCTGAGCTTGGTGATCTGCGACAACACGCGCTGTTCGGCGTACTTCACCGAAGCAGCATCCGTCACCGGGAACAGCTTCATCTCAGGGAGCAGGTACGCATCATCCTCGAGCGCCGCCACCTTCTCAGTCGTGGCAGTGTTGAAGATGTCGAGCGACACCCCGTAGACCTCGAGCGCCGTCTTCAGGTTGGTTTCGACCTCCGCCGGAATGGCGGACGCGAGCTTGCTGTACGCGTAGCTCAGCGTCGCCTGCTCCGGCGTGTGGATCGGATACTTCCTCTGAGAAGGCCACGCGAACGCGGTATCAGGAAGGTTGTCCGTGTCGCCGGCTTCGATCGATGCGTTCTTCACAAACGGCTCGATCGCAGGCATCGCCTTGACCTGGCGCACCAGGAAGCCGAAGGACGGATCACTGTACTGGTCGACAACGCTGGACATCTTTGAACTCCCGACCTCAAAGGTCCCTCAATCATAGGCTACTTCACGGAGAAGACGATGGACACTACCACCACCACCCAGCTCAGCGAAAGCTTCGTTTACCTGGTCTCCCCGCGCGGCGGGAACAGCTACTGGGCTGTTGTGATCAATGGTTGCGACAAGCTGTACACGACCGAAATCAACACGCTGGCCGTCCAGCTGACGCCCAACGGGCGTTACATCCTGATGTGCAACAACGAGTACTTCGCCAAGCGATCCGACCCGATGAAGAAGCTCATCCTGGTCCACGAAGCGGGGCACATCGCCCTGCGACACATCGAACGGCTCTGCAAGCTCCTGTCGTTCATCGTCGACCCAAGCCTGCGGGAGTCGGTGATGGCGGTCTACAACATCGCCGCCGACTTCGCCGTGAACGACAGCATCGTCCGCAACGAAAAAGAGTTCAAGGCGATGATGGACGAAGAGCAGTTCGACGGACTGCTCCCTGAAGCCTGGGGTCTGCCAACAGGGCAATCGATGGAGAAGTACATGCTCCTCCTCGTCGAACGTCGTGAAGAGATCAAACAGCTCCTGAAGGACATGCTCGACAGCGAGTGTGGCGATGAAGACGACGAAGAGGGCGACGGTGAAGGCGAGGGCGAAGGCGACGATCAGGAAGGCAGTGGCTCGAGCTTGTCCAAGGGAAACAAACCAGCCAAGACAGGCAAGAGTGGCAAGGGCGGCAAAAAGCCCGGTAAGGGTGGCGCCGGAAATGGGTCTGAAGAAGACGAGGAGCGCATCGGCGAAGCCGCTCGACAGTCAGTGGTTGAAGCCGTCGCCAACGCCATGCAGGTCGATCCGGACTACTTCAAGAAGCTGCAGAAGGCCTTCGATCAGTCGGCCAGCAAGACCCACGAACAGTGGAACAAGGTGGCCGGCGAGCTCACCCCTGAAGAAGCCGTCAGCATGGCCAGCAAGCTGAAGCAGCACGCCAAGCGTCTGGTGAAGTCTGCTCATGAGCAGATTGCTGCTCGAGGACGTGGGTTCGCGCCCAACGGCATCGAGGAGCTCGTCGGCAGCCTCCTGGCGCAGGAACAGGTGCCTTGGACCTGGCTCTTCAACGACCTCATCGCGACCAGCATCGCGCCCAAGGTCATCGAAGAGATGGCGTGCCCGAACCTGATGCTCATCAACGACATGAACGTCGAGCCGTGGCCGGGCTTCGCGCTTGACCACGAGTTCCACATCGCGTGGCTCAACGACACATCAGGATCCGTCAACAACCGGGAGTATGCGCGCGCCTGCCTGGAGCTGAACGGTCTGCTGAAGATGAACAAGAACATCCGGCTGCGTTACATGGAGTGCGACGCCGCCATGCAGAAGGAGATGTTCGTCGACAATCTCGAACCCCCTGACGAAGAGGAAATGAAGAAGGTTCGGACACGCAAGGGGTTTGGCGGCACCGTCTACACCCCTGCGTTCAAGCGCATCCTGGGGCTCGACACGCCCGCTGACTGGGCGCGGTCTGCGGCACGGCCGACGGAACTTCCACGTCGGCCTGACCTGCTCATCGTCTACACCGACGGCGGTGTGGTCATCGAGGGTGAAGTGTTCCCGCAGTTTCATCCGCAATGTCCGATCATCTGGCTGGTCGCACCCGGGTGCCACACGGTCCCAGGCATGAATGACGTTCCGCCTGATCACGTGGTCAAGATGTTCGACATGAAGGAATCGGAGGACTAGATGGAAGTGTTTTGTCTCCGTGTCGGCAAAGACATGGCCGGGAAGAAATTCCCGTTCGATCGCGTGTACATCGTCAACTACGAAGACCGAGCGGTCATCGAACAGCTGTTCCGCTACGCGATAGTGCTCCCTGTCGAGGGAACTCTGCGGACACAGCTGGAGTCCGTGAAGCCTGCCTCGTATCTCAACCGCACGTTCGACCGTAACGACACCGAGAACACCGCTGCGAAGATCGACGACCGTGACTGGAAGGAGCTCTTCCAGGACGGTGAGTGGGTGATGGTCGTCCCGCTCCTGCCGAAGTGGATGAAGAAGAACATGCCGCAGTACCTGATCGCTGAGGGGTGGTACTCACAACACAGCGTTCGTATTCGCGGCAAAGGCAAGGTGAAGAGCGAGCGCCGAGAGTCGCCCTTCACGAACCGCAGTTACCTGCAGACACCCCACAAGAAGATCCGTCCAATCTGTGTGGTGTGTCCGCGCATGGTTCTGCATCAGAACGGTGAGTGTCAGATCGGCGACAAGGTCTGCTTCGAAAGCCTCCCCCTCGGGATGGTGAACCACTTCGACGAGAGCCTGTCGCTTCCTGAAAGCCAAACCAACGTCCAGGAACCGGAGGAATACCAGCTGCTGCACGACGAAGAGCTGGTTGCTGAAGTACCGCCCGTCGTCAAGGCGGGAACGAAGGATCTCTTGAGGATCATCCATGAGTAGCTACAAAACAACCACGCTGGAACGCCTGGAGTTCCACGCACCTCTGCTCAAGGTAGCGAAGCTACCGCTGATCGTCGATGACTGGACGCTGTCTTTCCGCCTGGGTTTCCGCGGCAAGACGTTCTGGTACCTGCACAACAACCGCGACAACGCCTACCGCGTCTTCAAGGTGAAGAAGGCGTCGGGTGGTCTCCGCACACTGCACAACCCCTCGCCGCTGATGCGCACGTTCTCGCAGCAGCTGCGGGCGCGAATCCTGTTGCCTCTGTGTGCGGAGCTCGGACCGCACGTGAGCGCGTACCAGTTGGGGAAGAGCACTGCAGACGCTGTTCGAAGCCACATCGCACCGTGCGAGGTATGCGCGCCGCACGACGGGGCTCACACCTGCGCGGTGCAGGTGGTGGCGACGGGTGACCGCACGTACTCCATGCAGCGCGACGCGTGCCTGGCTTGCCAGGCTCCGCCGAAACACGAATGTCCGCGGCGTGGCGTGAAGATCCACATGGACCTCAAGGACTTCTTCGGGAGCACCAAGCGGTCATGGATCCGGAGGTACTTCCACGAGGTGGTCGGCTACAACCATTACGTCAGCGGCTTGTTGGCGCATCTGATGACGGTGACGCTGACCAACCCGAAGACAAACGTGAAGTACCAGGGTGTGCCTCAAGGCTCGAAGACCAGTGGTGACATCTGCAACCTGATCGCCAACTGGCGCTTCGACCAAGAGCTTTTGAAGCGGTTCCCGGAGTGGACGTACACGCGGTACGCCGACGACCTGTACTTCAGCCCCCCGAAGAACCTGTCGCGGGAAG